AGTGTTATTTTTAGTCTCGAAATGACACTGTATTTTAGGGTTTGATACTATTTCTTTATCATTGTTAATTTCATCTGTAATGATGTCACAAACAGGTATCACTTCGTTTTGTTGATAAACAACATCATATTTTAAAGGGTCGCCTAATCCTGCTGTATTGGCTGGAATTATACCTGCAAGACCAGGGGGGAATCGGTGTGCGGCCAACACGTCTTGTGCTGTTATTTCTTTGATCGCTTTAAATTCATCTTTAGTCGCAATATCACCCACGGGAATGAGTTGAATGCCTTTTTCTGTGCCATTCGGAATATTAACAAACATAGAACGAAAATTGCCGACGCCTTTGGAGCTTGCGATGGTTTTTTTCATTTCCTCTTCATCTTCTGCAGATAAGTTGGGATCCGTGGCATAGAAGATAAATCCCATATGCGCCCCGTTAAGAAAATACTTACGGCGAAACATGGTGGCATCATTATTAAGTAGCGCTGATTGCACGCCGCCTAAATAATCAGGTACCCCATATTTATCTTGATAAGGGTCATACTGAGCAATAAAAATGATGTCGTTCGCGGGATAAAGGATATGTTTACCGTCTTGTTGTAATAGCAACCAATCACCATTTTTCTTTCGACGCATAAACATTGATGGCAATGGATACAAGCGTGTAATACGACCGACACGATCACGTATTTTAAGTATGTGACAATCACCAAATTGGATATAGTTTTGGCAGATAGCTTTCATTTGGCGTTTACGTAATCCACCGCCACTAATAAAGCGGCGTGAAATCATATTGGCACGGGAATGCACGACTGCAGAGTGATAACCATTGGTTGAAAGTAGTTTAGCAAGGCCAATCCGTGAAATTGGTGGCGTATAGAACTCACTAAAAGCATCATAAAAGACCCCCATGTAGTCGGCCATGCTGTTGCCTAGTGTGTTTTCAACACCACCAAAGCTAAAATGTAGTGGTTTGTTCTTGGTTGTTTCCGTCATTGAGTTACTGTCCATGTCGATTTACGTTGTTTTTGGTTTAGGGGCTCTTTGGCGATAGCATGCGCGATAGCAAAAAACACATCGGCATGACCGGTGGCCGCATCGCGTGAGGCTTTAAACGTCATGGCATTGCCACTGCCTGTGGCAGTACGCGTGATCGCCATAAATGACATCAAGACATCTTTATGCTCTGCATCAAACGCCAAACGGTTATCTTCAATCACATCAATCATCTTCATTACTAATCTGTTTTTTGCCTCAACACTGTAATGAATCGGCATGGTTTCGCGTGGAAAAGCTTCTTGGAGTAATTCATACACGCCGGCACCAATCCCCGTGATATCGACCCCAATATGAGTGACGTTATAACGTTGAAAGAGTTTCTTTATTTCATTCACTTGGTATTTGAAATTCAGTCCACGCCATGAGAATTTCTCTAATAACCTGAACTTTTCAGGGGCAAGAATAGGGGGAGCGATTGCCACTAAACTGGCATTGTCTCGGGTTCGACTTGGATCATATCCTAGCCATACTTCACGGTTACCAAATGGCCGTGCTGCTGTCGGTTTAAAATCCTTCCAATGACTGGCATCTACCATGGCTTGTTCAAGTTTATTGAAACTAAAGACGCTATGGCTATCATCGACGAATATGCACATGAACAGGTTTTGAAAATCTGATTTGTTGTATTCGTCTCGTAGCTCGTCAATATCAAAAAGAGTACAGCCACCATTGACAGCATCTTCAATGGTGACAATGTAGCGCCATTGTCTATCAGGACAGCGAATACCTTTTTGCATGTCTTCAAAGCTGGGAAACTCAATGGTTTCTCGTGCTTTTCGACCTTGTCGCCATTCATCACCGGTCCAAAATCCATAAGCGGGGTGGGCTTTTGTTGATGGGGTTGAAAAATACGTTTTGCGCCACTTGGTATGGGTTGCCATTGCAGAAGCTAATTTGTTGAGCTTCTTAAATTGCGGGATCCAAAAGTATTCATCGATGTAAACATGCCCGTGATATGACTGCGCGGTGTTACTGTTTGTCGATAGGAAGTGTAATTCTGCATTTCCATGGGCTGTTTTTAGCACCATAGGGTTACCGCTAAGTTCAATATCGAAAAAGGTTTTTGCCATCGATATGATGTAACGGCGGAACACTTCGGCTTGTGCTTTTGATGCACTTAGAAATATCTGGTTATCACCCGTTAATACTGCATTTTCAAACGCTTCCCCTGCGAAGTAATAAGTCGCACCAATCTGGCGTGATTTGAGGATATTACGAATACGCTCCCCAAGATTTGCCCGCATCACTTGCTGATAAGCAAATAAAGAGTCATTCCATTCAGTGAAGTCAGCGGCTGTTAATTGGCTAACATCATTTTGAGTAGGCTTTGTTTTTTTCTTCTTCTCTTTATTGGGTCGAGGGGATGAAACGGGAGGATGATTGTTATCTTGTTCATTGTCTGAATAAAGGGATTGCCCACGGAGCTTTTTGAGCTTGAGTTGGTGATCCATCAATAGGCTCATTTCTTTGAGCTGCATGTCATTTTTTTCAGGTAAACCGACTAACAAAGCATAACGACGGGCGATCGCTTCGTCGGCTTGCTCTTCCCGTAACATATCGCGCCACCCATGTTTATCAGCCCAGTGATAAATAATGCGTGACGAATTAAGCCGCAATTCTGCAGCAATTTCTTTGGGCGTTAACAACTTCAAATAAAGTCGTTTCGCTGCCTCTTGTATTTCAATTGAATAAGCCATGACGCAATATTACCTGTAACGGTAACGCTTTTGACGGGTTTGTGTTCGGTGTCTTTCTATTTTGTTGCGTATCCGAATGCGCTTGAACGCAATTGAGTGATCTAATGGTTTTGGTTGCGTATATTTGTGTTGCAGGGAAAGGAAGCATCATTAATTAAGTAAGGCACAGTATGTAATGGCAGGGAAGATAACAACGGACTGGGTGCGAATTGCTACTGCAGGTGAAACCGTCGATGGCCGCACCATAGAAGCAAGTTGGATTGCTGACATGGCTGAAACGTACAACTCCAAAAAATATGCCGCCTTGATTTGGCCTGAGCATACTCGATGGGGGGGTAATTATGGTGAAGTACTGGAGGTTAAAGCAGAAGAGGTTGAAGGCGAAAGCACGTTATTTGCACGTTTATCACCGAATAGTCGATTAGTTTTCGCCAATGAACAAGGGCAAATGCTTTATACCAGTATTGAGGTGCATCCTGATTTTCAAAAAACAGGAAAAGCCTATTTGATTGGTTTAGCAGTAACAGATAGCCCAGCGTCAACCGGTACGGATAAGCTGAGTTTTAACCAACAGCAACAGGGTGTGATTTTTTCTACACCGTTACGGCTTGAGATTGACAAGATAACAGAAGAAAAAGCGGGTTTATTTCATCGTTTGTTTTCTTCTGATAAACCAGAAAGCAAGGAAGCAGACATGACCCCAGAAGAGCGGGCAGCATTTGCGGCAGAAACAGCCACGGCATTGGCCGAACAATTACAACCGATGTTCAGTGCATTAGCCCCGTTAGCACCAAAAGATAAACAGGGTGAAGAAGCACCTGAAATGGTGACATTGGCGCAATACAACCAATTAGATGAAACGTTGCAAGGTCTGAAAACAGAGTTTGAAGCATTTAAACGCCAAGAACCTCAAGGTCAAGAGCCCCACGGTGATCATGGTACAGAACAAGTGGAGCTTAATTAAATGGGTTTGAATGTATTAGCGACAGGCTATGTTGAAGATTTTACTACAGAGCTCGCAAAACAATATGGCATCAGTGATCCCTCTAAACAGTTTGCGATAACCGGTCCTAAAGAAACCCAGCTACGTAAAGCGTTATTGGAATCTGTGGATTTTCTTAAAGCCATTACGACACAAGATGTTGATCAGATTAAAGGTCAAGTAGTTGATGTGGGTATCAACACATTGCGTACCGGTCGTAAATCGTCAGGGCGTTTTAAAAGTACCGTTGGCGTTGATGGTAATGAGTACGAGCTGATTAAAACAGATTCGTGTGCAGCGTTACCATGGTCATTGTTATGTGTGTGGGCGAATGCGGGCAGTGCGGGCGAGTTCATGCGTTTGATTAATGAAACTTCTAATCAGTCTTTTGCGCTTGATATGATCCGTATTGGCTTTAATGGTGTCAGTGTGTCTGAAGATACAGACCCTAAAGCTAATCCTCTGGGTGAAGATGTCAATAAAGGCTGGCAACAGCTTGTGAAAGAAAAACACCCAAAGCAAGTGATTGAAGTCGATGTGTATTTAGATCCGACCAATGGCACGTATAAATCACTCGATGCGATGGCGTCTGACTTGATTCATTCGTGTATTGATCCGAGTTTCCAAAATGACCCGCGTTTAGTGGTGTATGTCGGTTCTGATTTAGTGGCCGCAGAGCAACAGCGTCTATTGAACGCAGCAACCACCCCAACCGAGAAAAATGCCGCGCAACAATTAGCGAATACGATTGCCGGTCGACGTGCGTTAACACCGCCATTTTTCCCTAGTAAACGAATGACGGTCACTATTCCTAAAAATTTGATTATCAATACTCAAAAAGGAACCCGTAAACGTAAAGCTCAAGATGTTGAAGATCGTGAAGCGTTTGAAAGTACGTATTGGCGCATGGAAGGGTATGCCGTTGCTGAGCCTAAAGCGTATGCCTCGTTTGATGAAGCCCATGTAACGATTGGTCCTAAACCAGCAGAAGGTTAACAGATGGGGTTATCACCGATTCAGCAATATCACCAACAGATTGATGCTCAGCATATAACGGTTGATAACGGACATTATTCTTTCGCTGACAAGCAGCAATTACATGACATTGCACTTGATCAAGATTTAGCACAATTAAAAATGCTTGGTCGTATTAGTGACAAAATTGAGTGTAAACAAACGGTGTTACTGCCTAAATATAGACCGATAGCAGAGCAACACCTTGCCTCAAAGCAAGTGAACCAACATTTAATATTTCAATATGTTGTGGTGTGGTTATTTGATACTGAGCAATTTGATACAGCCATTGAATGGGCATTGATAGCGATTACGCAGGGGCAAGGATTGCCCATTGCCAAACGGACTTGGCCTGCCTTTATTGCCGATGAGGTATTGATATGGTCTGAACGAGAAGCGGAAAAAGGCAACAGTGTTGAACCGTATTTTTCGACAGTGTTTGAAAAAGTTATGAATGTATGGCGCTTAAATGAAGCGTTAACCGCAAAGTATTACAAGTTCGCAGGGTTACAGTTATTGCGAGATGAAAGCGGCAAAGCGGTTGCCACCGGTATTGGTGATATAGAACAACTACACCAGGCAAAAACATTATTAGAAACAGCCATGGAAATTCACCCTAAATGCGGGGCGAAAACCCAGATAGATAAGATAGCTATGCGCCTACGGGCATTAGAGAAAATGTAACAACTCCCAACCATTGCGCCCGCTTGTTTTTCATTAATAGCAGATGTTGCTGAATGCGTGACAAAGCAAGGCAGGGCGCAACTCAACGAGGTAATGCAGCCATGTTTTCTGGAAAAGGTATTGATTACCAAGAGACGGAAATTCATCAAGTATGGTGGCCAACGATTAATGTTGGTGATTTTGAAGCCCGTCGTGGTGTGCCTGCTGATATGTCACCAGAGAAAATTGCTGCCTTACTTTTTGCCGCTGTTGAACAGGTAAATATTGAATTAGCACCGTATCAACAACGACAAATTGAACAAGGCTATAACAGCGCAGAGGCGGTGCAAGGAGGCGCCACAATGCAAGGAATTAACCGCCTTTGCCACTTATACCAAACGGCTGTTTTTGCGAGAGCGAAAGCTGATTTACTCCCTGAATATGCAACAGGACAGATGCGTAAAGTAGGTGACACCGTTGCCGAACGAGAGCCTGAAACACGAGAGAGTTTATTGGCTGAAAGCCAAGTACATATACGGACTATTTTTGGTAAGCGTCGCGCTTCGGCGATGTTGTTATGAGTATTGAGCCTCAATCACAGAAAGGTTATTACCTGCAAGGTGTCACCCAACGGTTATATCAGGTACTGCCTAAAAAATTGCATGACCACATGGATGCGTGGATGACAGAAATCGCCCCAGTAACAGGGGCGAAAAGTTATGGCTCAGGGGGAATGACACTCTATTGGATGAAATACACGGCTGTGTTTGATTTTGAGCGGTTTCCGTTTACAGAGTTTGACCCTCAAGTGTTGTTTGCCAATGTGATGGCATGGCTTTATGACCATGACCTTTATCGTGATGATCATGGGCTTGACTCGCCGACGTTTGATAACGAAGCAGAAACGGATCGTACGAGTACTGTCTCTATTGAAATTGAGTTTATTGAGCCGGTTGATATTGTCCTCGACCCACAGGGAGTGATTGATTATATGGGGCAAAAATGGACGTTAGCCCCCCATAAAGAATGGGCAGCTGAGCATGGTGATATTGCAGTAGGAAGCCATTAAATGCTGAGTGTGACAATACCAAGTAAAAGCTTACTCAATGTGTTGGAACAATTACAGTTATTGAACCTTCAGCCAGCGACCCGACGAAAAATATTACGCCGTATTGGTCGTGAAGTGGTGAAAACCAATAAAGCATCGATGCGAGCTCAGCGTGATCCCCAAGGACGAAAATGGGTCGGGCGTAAAAGCGGTAAGAAAAAACGGATGATGCGTAAATTAGCCTCCAAGTTTACTGCGATACCTGATACCGACAAGGTGATCATGACATGGAAAAACAATTTAGCGTCGAATGCCGCTTTTCAACATCAACATGGTATTGAACAACATTTTACGGCAAAGCTAGCAGCAAAAATTCATGGTAAACCTGATTATAAAGCGCCAGCAACACGCGCACAGGCTAAAAAATTAATCGCGTTGGGTTATCGCATTAAAGGAAAAAGTAAGAAAGGTCGCCGTCCCAGTATCAAGTGGATTATTAGTCATCTTAATCAAGGTAAAGCCGGGTTGATTATGCGTTTATTGGCCGATAAACCGACCAAACAGGAATGGGATATTCGTTTACCTGTACGGCAATTGGTTGCGATTGATGACCGGCAAGTGAACTTAATAATTAAACAAGAGTTGAAAAGGAATCGTCAACGATGACATGGCCGACAGTACAAGTTAACCAGCTCAATATGATGGGGGGTGAGCTCAAGGAAGTAGAGCGCCACTTTTTATTTATTGGCACCGGTACGCAACAGCCTAATGTGTTGCAGCAAGTCACGAGTCAAACGGATTTTGATGCCGTTTTGGGGAAAGCAGACACCCCATTAAAACAAGAAGTGAAGGCGGCATCATTGAATGCGGGTCAAAACTGGACTGCAGCCGTGATGGAGATACCGGCCGATGGTGATTGGAGTGTTTCGGGACAGCAAGCGCAGTTGACCGATTCATTTGAAATGATTGTGTTGTGTGATCCGATTAGTCTTGATGCAAAAACAGCGATCACAAAGGCGCAAGCATTACGCTCAACCTTGATTTCAAAATGGGGACGTTTTGTTCGAGTAATGTTGTCAGTCAAAGGTATCGATAAGAAAACACAAACGTGGGCGCAATATGAAGCGGCGGTAGTGTCATTACAATCTACCTTAGCGGCTGATGGCGTGATGGTTGTCCCTCAAATTTTCACGGATGGCACAGTAGGGAAATTGGCCGGACGATTGTGTAATCGCGCCGTGACGATTGCCGATACCCCTTGCCGAGTAAAAACTGGGGCGTTACTGGGTGATATGACGTTACCCGTAGACAGTGCTGCAGAAGTGTTACCTATCGCCAGTTTACAAAACCTTGAAAAAAACCGGATTAGTGTCCCAATGTGGTGGCCTGATTTTGATGGGGTTTACTGGGCTGATGGGCGCATGCTCGATGTGGAAGGTGGCGATTATCAAGTGGTGGAATACTGTCGCATTATGGATAAAGTCGCACGTAAATTACGTGTGCGTGCCATTGCTCGTATTGGTGATCGTTCGTTGAATTCTACCCCTGCCAGTATTGCCAGCACTAAGCGGTATTTTTTACGTGACATGCGTGTAATGGCGAAATCGACCACGATAGCCGGTGTGTTATTTGTCGGAGAAATTACACCACCGGTTAACGATGATATGAATATTCAATGGGTGACAAAAACGAAAGTCCGTATTTATGGGGTTGTTACTCCCATTGATTGCCCTAAACAAATTGAAATCAACTTAATGTTGGATTTGCAGTTAGCAGAGGATGCATAAATGGGCGGAAAACGCATAACAGGGAGCAGTTTTGATACTGAGATTTTAGGTGAATTTATTCACGTAGAAAAAGGCACGGTCAGTATTTCCGATAATAGCCAAGCTGTGAGTACACGCGGTATTCCTGATGGTTGGGTGGCAGGTGATGTATCAGCCACGGTAGAGCTAGAGATTTCAACCAAATACATTAAGCAAGTGATCGATGCCGCGCGTAAAGCGGGCAGTTTTCGTGAGCTACCTGTCGATGATGTCAGTTTCTATGCTAACACCGGCGCAGAAGAATTGAATATTGAAGCCTTTGGGGTGAAGTTCAATGTTGAAGACTTATTGGATTTTGAATCAAAAGGCAGTGACGTATTAACTCACAAATTAAAAGGGGCAGTAACCAGTTCTGACTTTATTCATATTGATGGGGTGCCTTATCTGAGTCAAGACGATACCCGTAATATGGTGGCCTAATCATGGATTTTGCCGATTATGGCGCTGTGATTGAGCAGCAAGAAAGGGAACAGCTGTTAGCCCATTTACAAGTTAAAAATAGCATCGATAAACCCAGTGCAATGGAATGCCAAGAATGTGGCGACCCTATTCCCAAAGCGCGGCAGGATGCTGTGCAGGGTTGCCAATATTGTGCGCCGTGCCAAAGCGAAAAGGAATAAACGCAATGCACGAACTTTTTGACCGTGTCACCAATGTCGTCGTCTATGTGATGTCGGTATTAGGGATCATGTCCAGTTCAATGAAATTAGAAGATTGGTATTTTTTCACTTCTATCTTAGTGGCTGTCGTGGCATTGATTGCCAATATTTGGCATAAGCGTGTGATGCAGCGAATTGCAAAAGAGAAAGGGATTTTTTTTAAGAAATGAAACATATTAAAAAGGTCGTGTGTGCTGTCTCGGTTATCGTGGCGTTAATCACGGGCGGGGTTGTACATCAAGGCGATAAGGCTGTGGGCAATGTCGTGATTGATGGGCAATCATTAGGGTCATTATCCGTGAGTCAAGAAGGACTATTACTGATAGCCAATGCTGAAGGGTGTCGTCAAGATCCTTACCGTTGTCCTGCGGATTTACTAACCAATGGTATTGGTAATACGGTAAAAGTTACAGGGAAAACAATCACCCAACAACAGGTTGCGAAAGACTTTGTACGGAATGTTCAAGCGGCTGAACAGTGTATCAATCAACTTGCACCAACGACACCAAGCCAAGGGCAATATGATGCTTTTGTGAGTTTTGTTTTTAATACCGGTTGTACGCGGTTCCAACGTAATCGTGATGGTACCAGTACAACTATCGGTAAATTAGTGAAGCAAGGGAATTATGCTGCAGCATGCCGTGAATTACCTCGGTGGGTGTATGGCGGCGGCAAGAAATTACGGGGGCTGATCACACGTCGAGGGCATGAATATGATCGTTGTATGGCAGTGGATTAAAACATTAATCGGACTGGGATTAGTTGCTTTAGTGGTGGTGTTTGGCGTGGTTTTATCCGAGACAAAAGCAGAATTAGTGACGGCAAAATCTGCCGCCAGTCATGCACATATCGCCAATCAAGTGAATCAGGCGCAGATACAGGCGTTAACTCAACGCAATACCCAACTCGATACAATGTTAACTCAGCGTCGAGAAAAGCAATTACACCAAGAGGCCACACTTCGTGAAACCACCACAGCACTGCGTCATGCACTGGAAAAAGAGGCGTGTTATCAACGTCCTTGGCCTGATGATGTTATTAAGCGGCTGCAGCAGTCCTATTGAAAATACACAAGTAAGCGTGATCACTCTTTTACCGCCTTTAGGCTTGATTTCCCGTTGCCATAAACCGCAAGTGATCGGGAAGACGCCAGCAGAAACGGCGGCGGATGATGTGCCTAGATTAAAAGTGGCGTTAGCCGATTGTGCACGCCAAGTGGATGATTATTTAACATGGCGCGCTGACCAAGCGATGACCTTAACACCTTAATGGATAATTTTATGACACACGTAACATTGGATGTTCAAAACACGTCAATCACCTTTGCCCCAACGTTAAAGGCATACAACGACTATATCAATAAATTGGGAATGAACGATAAGGTTGCTCCCACGGTTAATTACCTTAAACGTATTGTGGTACCGGAATCAAAAGCCGATTTAGACACGCTGATTTTATTACCTGGTGCGGCACTATCATTAGTGGCTGCTATCAATGATGAATTTGCGCCTGACCTAGAGATCACTGTAAAAAAATAATGGCGTCTGCCACAGCATTAGAAACCAACCCCATTGGGCAAATGTTGGCGATTAAAGACATGATGTTACCGCATAGCCCCGATGATACAGAGACTATTGGCAAGGCATTATGGCTCTATCATCATCAACTTGAAGGACAAAGTATTGCCATTGCTAATGGTATCGGTAAAGCATTCATGGGGGCAGACGAATGAGCAGTGGTTTAGATAAATTAATGCTGCAAATTGGCTTGATAGACAAGGTCACTAAACCGTTAAAAGGCATTAAAGGCTCCGTGGAAAAACTAGGCGAATCGACAAAAGCTGGGTTTCAAAAAATGGCAGGCGGGGCGCTAAGTATTGCCGGTGCCGGTCTTGCTGTTCAATCTGCGTTAATGCCTGCGATTGAAATGGATCGTCGTATGGGAGAATTATCCAGTCTAGGAACGACGGAAACGGCCATGGCAAAGCTCAAAAAAACTGCATTAGGTTTTGCGGTGGAATATGGAAAATCAGCCACTGAATTTGTTGAAGCGTCTTATGATATTCAATCTGCTATTGGGGGGCTGAAAGGTGATGAACTGGCTAACTTTACCAAAGCCTCGGCTGTTCTTGCCGCAGCGACTAAATCCGATACCAAAACCATTACCAGTTATATGGGTACGATGTACGGCATTTTTCAAAGCCAAGCTAATGAAATAGGGAAAAGTACGTGGGTTAACCGTGTTGCAGGCATGACGGCACAAGCGGTGAAGATGTTTAAAATGGACGGTGACAAAATGTCACAAGCGTTTGAACGTCTAGGTTCAAGTGCCACCGCTATGGGGGCATCGATGCAAGAACAAATGGGAGTATTAGGCATGCTTGGCGCCTCAATGGGAGGCAGTGAAGCAGCGACGAAATACCAAAACTTCATTTCAGGTGCGACAAAAGCCCAAAAAGTATTGGGTCTGTCATTTTCTGATAGCCGCGGCAAGTTATTACCCACAGTGAAAATTCTTGATCTCCTTAAACGTAAGTTTGGGGATTTAAGCCATATGGGGACCAAAGATTTCGCCACACTTCAAAAGGCATTCGGTAATAAACAGGCGGTGGAGTTCATTCAAGCCTTAGCGGATAAAACGCAAGAACTTAGCGCCAATATTAGTACCTTGGGTCAAGTTAAAGGGATGGATATTGCGACGAAAATGGCAAAGAAACAAACTGACCAATGGGAGCGACTTGAGAATGCATGGTTTGCTGTTCGTGCCGCTGCCGGTGGATTGATCATGCCGGCTTTTGCGCGTATCGCGGGAATGATGGCTAACGGTGCCAATGTGTTGATGGCCTATATGGACAAATACCCAGAACTGACTGCTTTATTAGGGTATGCCGCGATGGCGGTAGTCGGATTTGGTGTCGCGTGTGGTGTCGCTTCGTTTATGACGGGGGCATTAGGGGTTGCGATGGCAGTATTGACGAGTCCTATCACCTTAACGGTGGCGGCGATTGCGGCGTTAGTCGCGGTAGTTATTTGGGGTTGGGATTATATCAAAGCCTTTTTTGACGGTTTTTATCAGGGGTTTATGAAAACGTCAGGAATGGCACCTGTTATTACCCGTCTTGAGAAGATGTTCATCGCGATTGGTGAAGCCATTAATTTTGCTGTGAAAATGTTGATAAAGTGGTTTCCAGCTCTTAATCGTGCCAAAGGAGACATGACTAGCATCATTCAACTGGGGGCTAATGTTGGGGAAACCATAGGCAAAATATTTAATGTTATTACTAAACCTGCGGCCTTTGCTCTGGGAATGGTAGATAAGTTATTGAGTAAGATAAATGCCTTAATATCTATCAATATGCCGTCATTCTCATGGCCTTTTTCAAGTGATGATAACGAGACTAAGCGTACTGCAAGCCAATACCTGAAACAAAAAACGTCAGTGACTGCAGTGCCAAGCGGCGGACTTTCTCAAGCGATGGCTTCTCAAGGTAATCAAGGTGGGAATGTCACCCATACCGGTGATATTACGGTTATTCAGCAGAAACCCCATATGACTATTGCTGAGATCACCGAACAAGCAGAGTTGCAGCATGGATAAACAACAGATTGATATCTTAGTGATGGCAGGGGGATGGGTGATTGATGCGGGGCATCAACCCCAATTAACTAATAATCGCTGGTCAATTGGTCAAGATATCAAACATGCCATTATGGAAAGTGGTTTAGCGCGAGAACTGCAGGGTGAACGGTCAGTGGCTTATCGGTGTGATGTGATGACGCGTATCGAATTGCTGACTGAACAAGATAATCGAATTAAAGCGGGCACCGCACGGTGTATAGAAGAAAGTCAGCGTCGCTACCTATTGACGGCAGAGACGAAAGACTTTGGTGTGATTAACGCAAGGATGCAGTTTTGAATATACGACCAGATGTTGATTTTGACCCATTATTGGTAGAAGCCGGTATTCCTACGGATGAAACAGCTTTAGCGGCCATGCTTGCTAAAGCGGTCAAAGATGCAGGCAGTACGTTATCTAATGATTCTCGTATGTCACCGTTTTGGCGCTGGGTACGTGCTGTGGTGGTAACGCCGGTATTGTGGTTAGTGAATGAGTTGCTGGCTAAGAATGTTTTACCTGCGATGTTTACGGCGACGGCTACCGGTGCCTTTGCTGATTTAAAAGCATGGGAAACGAATACTACCCGTAAACCTGCTCAATTTACCGTGGGGAATATTGCATTTACTAAAAAAGATGTACAACAAGCGGTCGTGATTAAAGCGGGTACCGAAGTGACAACAGAGCGTATTGATGATCACGTCTATCGGTTACATGTTCAACATGATGTATTGATCCCTATAGGTAAACTGACGGGCTTGATACCCTGTAGAGCATCAGTAGCAGGCAAAGATTATAATTTGGCCGCGGGATATTTTAATATTTTACCTGTCGCTGTCGCCGGTATTGAGAGTGTGACAAATCCTACCGATTGGATTGTACAGTTAGGGGCCGACATTGAAACTGATGATGAACTGTGTTTACGCAGTCGTAATGCCTTTTCAACTGTCGGTCGTTATCACATTGATGCAGCTTACCGTGCCATTATTTCTCGCGTGGCGGGTATTCGTCCTGATTTGATTTGGTTTGAAAATACAGGGGATACGGTACCCGGCTCAGCAGAGGCGTTGATTCTTATGGAAGTGGGTGAAACGCCTCAACATGTCTTGGACCAGCTTAATGATTATATCAATCATCAAGGTTATCACGGCCATGGTGATTTACTGACTTGCAAGGCATTACCTCGCATTCCGCAACTATTAACCGTTGTGGTGTATGTGAGTAACACGCTTGAGATAGAGGCGCGTACTGCAATACAGACCGAAGTTGAATTTCGTATCCGCGCTGCTTTTCGTGAAAATGATGCTTTTCTCGATATGACACGTACTTACGCACAATCGTTGTTTTCGTTTTCTGAAATGGTACGTGAAATTCATAACGCGATGCCTACGGTTAAACAAATCACTATAAATAAAACAATGATCCAAAGCGGGTTATCAATACCGGTGATATCAACCTTGTCTATTGAGGTGAAAAATGAAATCGGTGCATGATGCGATGAAAACCATGCCTGATTTACCTGCAGCTAAGGTACCTTTTTGGGAAGATGGTAAAACATTAGTGACGACAGTGATTGAACCTTATTTTATTACTCGCGGCATCACGGATTTTTTTCAATATATTAAAAATGGGTTGCAACTGCCTTTGCAACAACTCGACCCATTGACCTGCAGTGAACGCGTGTTGGGGCTCATTGCATGGCAACGGGACATTGTTCGGTTTGAACATGAGCCGTTGGCCCTATATCGCAAGCGGGTAGCGTTTGCTTTTATCAATGCAAAAGATGCCGGAGAAGTGGCGGGGTTTAAAGGTATTTTTACTCGGTTAGGCATTGGTTGGGTTCAAATTCATGAACGTCAAAACGCGGTCGCATGGGATGTGATTGATATTGAGCTAAGTGATAGCGACTTAGCGAACAATGCAGATTTGATGATGGCGATTATCCATCATTATGGCAGAACCTGCCGCCGTTACCGGTTTCAAGTGACCTATCCGGTTGTTGGTAATTGGCGAGGTGGGGAATGGGGATGTTCAACCCAAACCTACATTGCTACTGATGTTATCTGCACCGTTATTATTCCAACAAGAACAGCGATTGAGTGTGAACAATCGATATTTAGTGCACGTTTAAGGAACTAACATGGCACAAACAGTGATCCCCTTTTCTTTTGAAACTTACTTACAGAAAAAACTTGCCAGTGGTGACCCTGTCACGCTTAATAAAATTGTTTTAGCGAATATTCCTGATTTGGACTTAACGCAACCTATTCCACGAGATACCGGCTTACCCACTCATGATCAGATTGTTCATGAACAGATCATTGACCAAGTAGGTAAGATTAATACCAATGCGTTGGCGTATTCCATTGTCATGGATACGACGATGGGCGATTTCACCTTTAATGCAATGTACTTAATTGATAAAGATGATCGTAACAGTATTGGCATGATTGTGTGGAAATTACCTGAAACTAAAACGGCCACCAATGAGCAAAGCGGTACCACGGGTAATTCTTTAGTGAAATCCATGCTAATGGAATACGACGGTGCTGCAACTGCTGCAGCAATAACGGTCACCGCCGCGACATGGCAAATTGATTATTCAGCCCGTTTAATCGGTATTGATGACGATATACGCTTACAAGCACTCGATGTTTATGGACATGATGCTTTTATTGATGATGGTTTTGTTGTTACTAAAGCGATCAATACCGATCAGTATTTTGTGGGTGCCGGTGTTGGGTATGTCGGTGGATTACGCGCTGTATTAGCACAAAATCAAACACTCACTATTAGTACAAAACCAACTTCAATTTGGGTATCAGTTTCACGCCAAGGCACGGTGCTTGGTAGCTGGTCTAATGCCATTGAATTGAAGGTCAGCGCGACAGCATTAACGGATGATGTGATGGATGGTATTGATCATTATGTGGCAAAAATAGCGGATATCTCAGCTGATGGTAGCATTATCGACGCTCGTCAGATGTCATTATCAGGACTTGCACAGGGATTACCCTATAATGCTCACCGTGTTTATTTCCCTTTTGATACCTGTACAACGTTGGTTAATGGGCAACGAAAGGTATGGGAGTGTTATCACAATGATCCTATAAAAGGTCAAAGTCCCGATAATCCAGCTAATCGGCATGATGGCTGGACAGATAAAACTAAGCCGTTCTATTGGATCCCTAAAACAGGTGGCCGTGTTGGGATGCCGTTTTATTGGTTGAATGAGACTGCACCAGAAGAAGCCGTGATGGAAATCGGGGCTAATTTACCTGTCGCAGTCTATTGGCGATTAGCACAAGTCTATCCGCATTTAGTACGTAATGGTGTGATTAATACGGGTGATGTACGTGGTGAGTTTTTACGTGTCTGGGATGGTGGACGAGGAGTAGATAACCATCGTGGGATTAATACACAACAACAGGCCTCACAGAATTATCATACAGCAAAAGCGGGTGATGAAGGAGCATATGGCGCAGCATGGGCAGATGCGTTAGGTAGTGTGATAACGGGTATTAAACAAAATCAACAAACACATAAAATAGCAAGTGGTGGTCGAGGATATTTACAATATTTATCGTCAGAACAAGATATGACAATTGTGACTTGGGATAACGTATCTCGAAACATTTCACGCGCCATGGCGATTTTTATTTAAGGATGAATAATGAAATATTGGCAATATGAACCAACAACAAAAGAAGTGAATTTATCTCCGCTTATCGCCATTTTTCGTGGTGGAATATATCACCTTCCACAACATAGCATTACGTTTGAGCCATTGCCTCAAAAAACGGGGTATGCCGTTCTATTGAGTAATCAAGATAATAAGACTGAATATGTTGAAGATTATCGCGGGGTGACTGTTTTTAGTCAAAGTGATGGTTATGCCATCGAGATCACTGAACTCGGTCCACTACCCGAAGTTTATACTGAGCAGAAACCCACTACAGCATTTGATGAATGGATTGATGGTCAATGGATAACGAATTTAGAAAAACAATATCAGTATGATTACAATCAAGTGGATGATATGCGTCGTGCTTTATTCACTCAGAATGTCGACCCGTTATTGGTTGAAGCAAACGTTAAAAAAATCCAAGGATTAGAGCAAGAAGCTGCCCTCTATATTCAGCAAGCATTAGCATTACGTAAAAAAATTCAAGATGAAAATCCATGGCCATCATTACCACAAGAGTCAGCGTATGGCATGGAATGAAAAACAATTACAGTGGTCGCCAAGTGCGGCCACTATTCAAACTGATACTGAAAGCGTTCTTACCCAAATTAATGCGCAATCACAGCAAGGACTCAATCAGTTATCGGCAATAACGATCAATACGGACTATCAACGCAATGCGTTATCGGCTAAAGCTGAAGGGATATTGTCACTCAGGCAAAAACTGGATGTGTTATTAGAATCAGGGCAAGTATTAACCGTGACGCCTTATCAATACGGGGTGGGATTAGTTGAATCAAATGGGCATTTTTTATCTGCCTCCAATGCGATTAATACGTTATCGATTAAGCTGAAAGATAAAGCGGATGATAATCGACCATTAACCCCACAATATGCCTTGATGGTGTTAATCACTGCCGAAACGCTGGCAGATTATCACGCTAAAATAGTGGCTTTCAGTAAGGTATTACCGTTACCTGATGTCTTGGCATTACAACGTCGATTAGCTGCAGAGCTCACTATCAAGCAAGAACGGATGTTAACGCCTGCCGTTGATGCCGTTCCTCGATTCAAACCTATCAGTGCATTAAATAATTCCCCTTTACGGCAAGTGTTGCAATGGCAAGGTGCCCAAGTAGCACAATTAGAATCTTTGGCCGCTGACAGAGAAACCCCCATCACTAAACTCAAGCAATTAGCAGCCAAACGACAAAAAGTGTTACAGCAATTAACGGATGATATTAATCACCTCAAAAAGAATGCGGCTAAAACATGGGTGTTTGCGACACAAGGCAGTGTTGAAACCATAGCGGCAGAGCTTGAAGCACAAACGGTACCCAATACAACGGATAAGTTCAGTGTTGCGGTAATGTTCTTAGCCCCTACAAAAATGGATTTTTTAAGGGAGATACTGAATGTTTGATTTTGATTTTACAGATAATGCGACGGATTTTCTTGATAGTGTTTTAGATACTGTGCCGGCTATTCCATGGAGCCGTGCCAATGTCCCGACGTTCACCCTTGGTGGGAAATCCATTGTCTTAAAAGCTATCCGTATTTCACCGAGCTTTGAACTTAAAGATAAAGACTTATCAGCACAATCTTCCTCGTCCAGCTACGCAGAGCAGGGGGATAAAAGTAAGGTACTAGCCGTGACAGGATTGATCCCCTTTAATGAACGGGACCAACTTGAAACATTGTTTACATTGGCGACGGCCAAACAAACAAAAACAGACACCGTTACTGTGAAAAAAGGCGGTGGAATAACCGAAAAATATGTAGGCGCTTACGGGCATTGGTCAACCAATAAAAGTGGCGAAAAGGTGTGGGTAGAAAGTACCCGTCACACAGTAAAAGAAGCTGCACCCACCGTCATCAAAAAGGAAATACACACTCGTATTATTCGCCAAACATACACGATTGGATGTGATATTGCGCGAGTGCTGAATATTCGAAAAGTCCGATTTTCTGGCCGTATTACTGCCATAGAGCAAGAAAATATACGGGCTTGGAAAATCTCATTTACGTTAGTTGAGGTTGATTCACCCAGTGAGGCCACAGAGCGGCAATTACTTGCATCGTTGATGGATCAAGCGAAAAAGGGTGTTATAAACCAACTACCTGATGTGCTAATCAACAGTGTTAATACGGCACAACAGCAAATCACTGACAACATACCAGCATTGCCACAAGGACTCATTGAATCAGTGACAGGAAAAAGCCAAGGTGATTTGGCCGCTTTATTACAAAATCAAATATGGGAAAGACTGAAATGAAGTTTATCCATTCCGTTTTCATTGACGGTCAATTGCGGGAAGCGAGCGATCACACGTTGGTATTAGAAGCGAATGCCGGAGGCCGTGGCGCATTAACAGTGAAGGGGTATGTTGAAAAAGGTCAACGTGTGCGCATTGATTTGGGTATTGCGGGTTCTAATGTCGCACAGTGGTTTACAGGATTCGTGACGCAAGTGACGCCGAATGAAACGGGCTATTACCGTATTATTATTCGTGAGTTATGCTTTTTATTGGATAGCCCTCAATCGGTGAGTTTTCAACATACCACGATCCCTGAAATACTCGCAGCCATCACTGATAACACCGGCTTACAATTTGTGTTACCACAAAACAGCGAGAGTCATTATCAAGATGAAATCATTGCGAACTTTTCCCACCAGGGCAGCGGCTACCAATTATTGAACAATATTGGTCGAGCTTTTGAAATACCTGATTTTACGTGGTATCAGCAACCTGATGGTTTTATCTGGTTAGGCAGTTATCGTGATACTAAATGGGCTCACAATCCGGTTGTTATTCCCCCTGAATTAACCACGGCCAGTGCTGGCGGTAATGTCATGCAATGTATGTTATTTCCGCCGATCCGACCGCACGCTTGGGTAAATGGTAAAGCCATCAATAAAGTGGTTGTAGTCGGGGATGAAATGACACTGACATGGCGAACGCCTGCAGAGCAAACGACCCCAGAGCAGCGTCAAATTCGTCAGGCTTTTCCTGAGTTAGCCGCGGGTTACCATTTACCTAAATTTGGGGTAGTTGTGGCTGTGGCGGATAAAGCGATGGCAGGGCAAGTTAACGATCCTTTTCGCCCTCGTTATGCGGCTGATGTACAAATCCTTGATGAAAACGGTCAGTCAGATAAAACGGTGCCTGTGTATAAAGCCTTACCGTTACCTGTTGGCGCAGGAGGTAATGAGCAAGGCAATATGGCAACCCCAACAGAAGGAACGATGGTTGAATTAGCTTTTGCTTATGGCCGTGCAGATAAAGCCTTTATCCGTACCATATTGGGTTATGGTTGGTCATTGCCAGATATTGCGCCAGATGAGCAGCTGTTACAACAGCGAGCTGAAGTCTTCCAAAGAACAACCCCTAACGGCCATCAACACCGTGCAACAGATGGTCATCAAACTGATGAAGCAATGATTAAACAAGATGTCGCCGATCGCTATACGGGAACGTTTGGGCAACAAAGGTTACAGGTTGACGGGCTTAGCTATGAAGAAGTTGGCCGCAAAGTGATTGAATCGTTGGGCAACGTTGAAATCATGGCGGGGGATAATATTGAGTTAGGGACGCTAGGTAATTTACATACTGCTACTGCAGGGGAATTGGTTGATATTATTGGGGGCTTACGTCGTAGTGTGGCAGGAGAAACACAGCATTACCAAGCGCCACAAACGTGGTTAGGTAATAGTAAAACAAATATATTGCAGCTACTGCAGCGCCTAATGGTTGTGATGGAGGCAATGGCTAAAACGAGTGCTAGCCATACACATAATGGTAGTTCAGCCCCTGATCAAGCGAGTCAATTCACGTCACAATCAAATCAAGTAAAAGACATCACAGAGACATTAATACCTATGATTAAAGCATAA